TTCTAGTAGTTCGTGAGAGAACAGTTGAGCGTACTAGGTGCGCTCAACTTAATTATATATTATGATATTACTTATTGCTTATGGTAATAGTGCTTATGCCAAGTTCGCTTCAAATCTAGCCTATTCAATTAAACGTTTTTGCAATGTTCATATTACATTGGCTTCAGATGGATGTCATGAAGGCTATGATATGAGCAAAATTGATTCAATTATTCCGTTTAATCCGGGAGTTTTTTATAATGATCCTTGCTATATTAAAATATCACTACACGAAATTACACCATACGAAAAAACTATTTACCTTGATGTAGATATGTTATGTTTGAAAGATCCAACAGAATTATTCGAGCGAATAACAAAGCAATCATTTTGGATTCATAGCCTGAGACAAACAAATGAAAATTGGTGGATGAAAGCCGATAAGATGGCAAAATATGGATGCAATGCAACATTCAATGATGTTAATAGCTCCATTATGTCATTTGATAAATCAGATGAAACAATGCAATATTTTTACGACTTAGAAAAGCTTTACAATCGAATTGAAAAAAGAGACTTAAAAAATTGCTGGGGTAAAAAGAGGTTAATACCAGATGAGGTTTTACATTCATGTATACTTCAAGAGCCTATAGGCTCAACAGTAGATATTCACTATTGCGATTACCCTGGCGTTAATTCAGAATCTTATTTCCTTTCAATGTACGGTTTCGGGATAGCAAAGCCAGAATCAAAACAAATGTATGAACAAGTAATGAAGCAATGCAACCAAAATTACTATCCGTTAAATTCAATTTACAAACATAAATTTGTAGGTAAGTGATAATTACAAGCCTAGCACCTTCGCATAAGAACAAAGAAAACCAGCTTAAAGCAATTGAGAGCTGGAGAAAACACGATACAAAAATAGTTTCAGTCAATCATATTTCAGAGATTAAGCAACTAAAAGAGGAGTACAATGTAGAATTTATTGAACCGGGAAAGACAGGGGTTGATTTATTCGGCAGACATTATGTGCCGGCATCCGAATTGTTAAAGGTAATTAAAAAGGAAGGTTCAGGATTAATTATAAATTCTGATATTATTATAAAAGATTTGCCTAAATTTGGGATTAATCCAATAGTATTTAATAGGTATGATTTTAATGATAACATTGATCAGGCTGTTTTCTTCAGGTCTGGATTTGATGCATTCTATTTAAAAGATAACCATTGCGATCTGCCAGAAACAAGATTGTGCTTAGGTCAATGCCATTGGGATTACTGGTTACCGATTATGTTGCTTAATAAAGGTTTCAGTTTAGAAAGACCAGTGAATCCACATATATATCACAAAAGACATGAATTGCAGTACTCCATTTTAAACTGGAAGAAAACAGCTCAAATATTCGGACATGAAACAGGCATCAGGGGATCTGAACAAAGCATAAGTCAAAAAGCATTCTCTCACATAACAGGACGACTAATAAATATATGATCTCAATATTCATACGCACATACCACGCAGATATTAAATGGTTAAATTACTGTTTAAAGTCTATCCATAAAAATTTAGTTGGATGGGATGAAATTGTCATATGTATTCCGACAGGACAGGAACATTTGCTCAATCACTTAACAGCGGAAAAGGTAGTTGTTTGTAAAACACACCCAGACGACTATATATTTCAGCAGGTGAGCAAGTTGGAAGCGTACAAACATTGCAAAGGAGATTATATTTTATACGTAGATTCAGACGTTGTATTTTATCCAGGAGCAGACGTTCGGGATTATTTCTACGATAACAAGCCGGTAATTCTTTACGACAAATACGAAAATGTTGGAGAGGCTATATGTTGGAAGCCAGTTGTAGAGAAACTTTTCAAAGAATCTGTAAATCAAGAGTTTATGAGAAGGCTGCCGATTCTATACCACAGATCAACATTAGAAAAGTTTGCTGAACTATTCCCAGATATTGAGAATTACGCAACAAGACAACCATTCAGGCAATTCAGCGAGTTTAATATACTTGGATTCTTTGCATGGAAGCATGAACAAGAAAAATATAAATTCATTGAGGCTAATTTCACAACAGGTTCAGACAAAAACGAATTGGAATTATTGCCAAAAAATAAATCGTATCAGGCTTGGTCATGGAGTGGGTTAACTGAAGAAGATCAAAGACGTTTAGAAGAAATTATCGGATGAAAATAACTAAAGAAGGAATCGCAGTAATCGAAAGAGATACACATATAAGCAAGTGGATTGAAGAACATGGAAGATTAGATTTTGACCATAATATGCTACCCAGAATACTCCCTCACATTAAACAGGGGTCGGTTATTATTGATGTAGGAGCGTATATAGGAGACACTACCGAGGCACTAAGAAGCAAAGGAATTGTTCATGCATTTGAGCCTAATCCTGAAGCTTTCGAATGCCTTAAATATAATATGCAGGGCAAAGATGTTGTGTGCCGTAATATAGCCTTATCAGACCACGTTCACGGATATTCTGTAGTAATACCAAACGAAAACTTTGGAATGGCTACAATACAGTTTGAAACGCAAAAGGCATCATGCGAAGGTATCACAAACACAATCGATCAGTATTGTTTAGATTATGGTATTATTCCGAATGTGTGTAAAATTGATGCGGAAGGGTATGAATTAAAGATATTGGTTGGTGGTTTTGAAACAATAGCAAAACACAAGCCCATTCTAATACTTGAAGTAAACGAACCTGCACTGATAGCACACGGCACAAGCCGAGCGGAACTATTTGAATATCTAGACAAAATAGGCTATATTTATAGTGATATTTACGGAGAACCTTTAGAAAAATTACATACACAATTTGACATTATTTGTTATGCAAAAAGTAATTAAAAGACCAGTAACTAAGCCGAAAGGCGGTAAAGGTTGTAACTGCTAATATGACAAAAGAAGAACTATACTCTCTCTTTGAGCTGAAAGTATCGCAGTTAAAAGCTCGGTATAAATACAAAAAAAAGTATAATGAAGTTGGCTTTACAGAAGTTTATGTGAAGTCAATTGATCAGCGTGAGCGCATCAGAATACATTCAGAAATAGATTTATTTCCGGAAAGCTTATTTGTTAAACGTGCGCCAAATCAAACAGATGTTGAGTTCGAATACATCAAGGCAAACTATAAATCCGTTACCCTTCCAGTATGGCAACAATTCCAATCTGCAATTTCGCGTATTTGGGGCGATCAGAACTGGAAAATTGACTACAAAGGAAATGATCAGGCAAAGAAGTATTTGGAAAATGATTACCCTGTTTACGGGTCTCATGAGGTTTATTTCAAAGATGTAATTACAACCACAAAAGAAAAGGATAATAATGGAGTTGTTGTTCTTAAAATTGAACTGCCTTATCTGCCATTCAAAAATGAGGTTGGCGAAAAAGTTTACCCTTCAATTTCTGACAGGGATATTCTTTCCCCTGTTTCTTATTACTATTCATGTGATAGGGTAATAGGCTTCCAGGAGGACGTTTACGGAATCGTGTTAACCAACGCAAACAGCCCTATTCAAAAAGGAAACAAGACAGTTGACGAAGGTCTAGTATTTGACATTTACGACAAAGATGTAATTTATCGTGCATTCCAATACGGCAAACACGAAGACTTTACATTTGAGTTGATCGAATATTTCAGACACGACTTAGGGCGTTTGCCATTCAAAAAACTAAACGGTTTGGCTGTTCAGGTTGAAGATGAGGTGTTCTATCAGTCCTCATTTATTACAGCGGTTGATTCTTTAGATAAATGCATTCTTGATGATTCTTATTTAATGGCTTCAAAGGCTAAATGTGCTTATCCTAAAGAATGGGAGTACTCAAGCGAATGTGATTATACCAATGACGAGGGGAATAAGTGTGTAGGTGGAACAATCCTGCACGAAGGTACAACATCTAATTGTCCTTCATGTTCTGGAACAGGCAAACAAAGACCAGGGATTTTAGGTATAAAACAGATAAAAATATCTGAATACGGCAATCAACCAAATATACCAACACCTCCAGGTGGTTTCTATGGTCCGGACCTAAATCCTTTGATTTTTCTTTCAGATCAGATTGATAAGAATTTAGCAAAGGGCGCATCAATATTAAACATTGATATTAGTAATTCAAACGTTCAAGGAAGCGATACAGCTTTAGGAAAACAAATTGACAGAGAGGAACAATTCGCATTCATAAAAAGAATCTCAGATCAGGTATTTCAGCTATTCGAATTCTTTACAGGCGTTTTAATTGAGGTAAGATTAGGCAAAGGGTCGACATTACCAGTTATTACCTACCCTAGAACATTCGCACTGCGTAGTGATTCAGACTTAACAGAAGAAATTTCCGGCGCACAGGAAGCAGGTTTGCCAGATGGAACGATCAAGAAACTCACTAAGGATTATTATGAAACCCGTTTTGGCACAGATGTAGAACAACAGAAGATTATAGATCTGATGTTTGCAATTGACCGATTAATGGGGCTTTCAAATGATGACATACTAAAGAAATTATCCGCGGGTACAGTAGCAGGATGGGAGGACATTCTTCATACGTCCGCTGAAATGTTCATTGATCAGTTGATTGATGAAGATAAAAACTTTCTTGATAAGCCTTTAAAGGATCAAAAAACAGCATTATATCAACTGGCTAAAGACAGGTATGCTGAAATTAACCCAGCAAGAGTAAACGTAGATAATGTACTAGCCAATGCAAACGCTTGACCAGATAGTTAAAGAAAAGATGGCACGCCTTACAAGTGTGCCCGATGAAATGGTAACGGCTGCGGATCGTGCTCAATTGAACACGCTTAAAAAGGCAGAAGAGCTAGTTTCGCAACTGGATATAGTTGATGGTAAATTTGTATTTAATGACAAAAACATTCAGCTAATTAATTCGATAGGAAGGGAATTAGAAGGTGTAATAGTAGATGATAATTACATTAATTCTTTAACCTCATTTGCAAAAGAATTCAATACCCAAGCAACGATAAACAATCAGTATTTCTATAAGATTATTCAGGACTTCGAACCTCAAAGTGTTTATCAATCTACTCTTAGAATAGCTCAACAGAATGCGATTAACTTGCTTTCTCAGGATTCAGTATCGGCTCAGATAGTTTCACCGATCAAAGACAGTCTTTTGTCAGCAGTTACAAACGGAGGTTCATTTAATGATACAATGAACGCCATCCGTGAGGTTGCTACTAACACGGAAGCTTCAGATGGATTGCTTACCAGATACGTTAAAAGAGTTGCTTACGATAGCTATGCAGTAGCAGATAGGCAGTATACGAAAGTGATATCAGAGGATTTAGGATTAGAGTTCTATAAATATCAAGGCGGTGAAGTTGCTGATACTCGTTGTTTTTGTGAAGAAAGACACGGAAATTGGTATCATAAAAAAGAAATACAAG